TGTGGACCCATCTTGGCTCCGTAAGATCATGCGGGTTGAGTCTGGTGGCGATCCTAAGAACGTTACAGGCTCCTACAAGGGCCTGTTCCAACTGTCTAGCAAAGAATTCAAAGCTCATGGCGGATCGGGTGATATCCTGGACCCAGAACAGAACACCATGGCCGCAGCTAACAAATTAGCCAAGGAAAAACTCCAGTTTAGGGAAAAGTACGGGAAAGACCCAACACTTACCGATCTGTACATGATCCATCAGCAAGGCCCAGGCGGCGCCGCAGCACATTTGGCCAATCCAGACCAACCGGCCTGGAAGTCCATGGCCTCGACCGGGGAAGGCAAAGCGAAAGGCGAGGCCTGGGCCAAAAAGGCAATCTGGGGCAATGTTCCCGATGATCTTAAGAAGAAATTCGGGTCTGTAGAAAATATCTCCAGTAAAGACTTCTACGCCATGTGGGGATCAAAGATAGAAGGCACTACCTACGAAAGCCACGGTCCATTTAAGGTAGCTAAGAAAACCGAAGGCTCAGACGAAGGCTGGAAAGGCACTACTCGAGGTACTTTCCTTGGTGAAGCCCCGGACGAGCCAGATAAGCCTTCTGCGGCTGCTAGAGCCTTTGAGCCACTAGAGCTAGACGTTAGCGAAGTGGTCCCTAGGTTTAACCTAGGCCGAATGAGAGTGCCTGGATGACGCCTCAACTCTTAGAATGGTTAGCCAAGGTAGGGAAGGACCCATTAGCCTTCGTGATGGGGGCATTCCCTTGGGGCGAGAATGACTCACGACTTGAAGGTTTCCCAGGTGGCCCAGAACCGTGGCAAAGAGACATCCTTGGCTATATCAAGGACGGCCTTGTTGACATCAACAGGGCTATACAGCTCGCTACTGCATCTGGCCATGGTGTCGGTAAGACTGCCCTTGTCAGCTGGATTATACTCTGGGCAATATCGACTAAGCCTGATACCAGAGGAGTTATTACAGCGAACACCGAAACTCAGCTCAAAACCAAGACCTGGGCCGAGCTAGGCAAGTGGTACCATATGTTCATTGCCAAGGAGTTCTTCCAATTTACCGCCACAGCTATCTTTGCTCGAGATACCGCCCATGAAAAGACATGGCGCATTGATATGGTCCCCTGGTCCGAACGTAACACTGAAGCGTTCGCAGGCCTTCACAACAAGGGACGCCGTATCCTGGTTGTATTTGACGAGGCATCCGCTATACCGGATATTATATGGGAAACGACGGAAGGTGCCCTTACTGACTCTGACACCGAGATTTTGTGGTGCGTGTTTGGAAATCCGACTCGCAACACCGGAAGGTTCCGCGAATGCTTTCCTGGTCAACGGCACTCCAAAGAATGGCGAACGAAGCAGGTCGATAGTCGTGAAGTCTCGCTCACCAATAAAACACAAATCAAGTCATGGATCGAAGCGTACGGCGAGGACTCGGACTTCGTTAGAATTAGAGTCAGGGGCATCTTCCCTCGAACGGGTGAAATGGAGTTTATCTCATCCGAAGACGTTGAAAAAGCCTCCCAAGAAGAAGCCTCGTCGAACCCGTCGGACGCCTTAGTGATAGGAGTTGACGTTGCACGGTATGGAGCTAATGAGACTGTTATCTTCTTCAGGAAGGGACGAGATGCGCGAACAATCCCCCCAATCAGGCTCCGAGGAGCCTCCACTGTTGAAGTTGCTACGAAGGTGTCGGAAGTTGTACAGCGCCATCGTATCGATGGGATATTCGTGGATGGCGGCGGCGTTGGTGGTGGCGTTGTTGATAATTGCCGTGCTCTCCATCTACATGTATTTGACATACAATTCGGGAGTAAGCCCGAGTCCTTAGGTTTCGCTTGGGGCACCGAGGGTGAGCGATATGCTAACAAAAGAGCGGAAATGTGGGGTTCAATGCGTCAATGGCTCAAATCAGGAGCCATACCTTATGACGCTGACCTTAAAGCGCAACTCGTTGGTCCAACATATACTTACAATCTTAAGAATGAAATCCTCCTCGAGAAAAAAGAAGAGATGATGAAACGGGGGCTTGATTCGCCCGACTTGGCGGATGCGCTTGCGCTTACCTTCGCAATGCCTGTTCAGTCGCATGCTTGGGCTGGACAAACCGAGCGGCCGAATAAGCCCCTGGTTGAGTCTGAGTATAATCCATTCACCACTCAGAGTATCTACAACGAGATGCCTGAAGATCGGAGGGTAGCCTAATGGGCTTTATCGAACGTGCTTTCACGCCTCCTGGAACTGGTGGACGAGAGGCTGCGGAGCAAATTGCGGCTGGTGAAGCTGCCAAGGCAGCACAAGCTAGAGCAGCGCCTGTGGCAGCGCCCCCAGCGGCGCCAACTCTGCCGGGCGCTCCGCCACCACCCCCTGCATTTGCGCCTGGGACATCTCCAGGCGCTAAGCAGCGAGCGCAATTAACTGCTACTAGCATGCTTGGTGCAGCAGCGACGACAGGACAAACAGCAAAGAAAACCTTATTGGGTCAGTGATGCCTGAGCGATTCGAATATCCCGAACAGGGCTGGTCCACTGGCAAAATGCGAATGGCCAAGGCCGGGCCACAGGATATAATGCGCTCGGGTAAGGAGTTCAGAGAACTCGAAGGGATTCGTAAGCGAAAAGAGGCTGAGGTTAGCGAAAACAGGTCACGGTATCCAGACCTTCCTGAGGAGGAGTGGAGTAAGTTTACGGCTACCCCGCCCAAAGGGAAGGCCCAGGCCTTTGATAAGGATCGCCCATACTATCCGGATATGGTTGATACCTCAAATGGATTTATGATGCATAAGGATCATCCACAACTCAAAGATTTAGAGGATCACTTCGATTTCTTCAACATCCCAGGTGGTAAGGGTATCTATTATTTCCTAAAGCAGAAAGTGCCAATGGCTGGTCAATCCAGCGAGTGGGAGACCGGCTAATGCCCACAGTCCCTGGTGGTAGCGCAGGCTCAGCCCAAGAGATGATGGAACAGCAGGCTCGAGCTGACCGACCTACGCCTGAACAAGTCCTAATCACCGCAGCTGATATGCACCAGCGAGGTCAACTAACCGAAAACCCTACAACTATCTCTGATCCTAGAGCACCGTTGAAACTTCCATTCCCAGGTGGTGGACGTGGCCTTAGAGGTGGCGGAAAGAAGACTAAGCGACGCTGACTTACAGTATCATCGACACGTCAACGAGCGCTTATTAGGTCTGCGAGTCAATCGGTACTCATGGTGGGTTCATGCCAGGGAGCTTGCTGATTTCCTCTTACCTAGGAGGTATAAGTGGCTAATAACGCCTAACCAGATGACTAGGGGCTCCCCAATAAATCAGCACATCCTAGACAGTACTGGAACCATTGCGGCACGAAACCTTGCATCGGGGATGATGAGCGGAATATCCAGTCCAACCAGACCATGGTTCCGCTTGAAGGTTGGTCGGATTGACTCGACCCAAACATCCCCGGTGTCTTTATGGCTCGCAGAGTGCGAGCGATTGATGATGCTGGTGTTTCAAGAGTCAAATTTCTATAATTCAGTCGCTATTGTCTACTTCGACCTTGTAGTCTTCGGTACGGCTGTAATGCTAATATACGAAGACTACGACAACGTTATCCATTGCTATAATCCTTGCTTTGGCGAATACTATGTCGACAACGATGGCAAGATGCAGCCGTTGGTCTTCTTCCGTGAGTTTACTCTAACTGTCTCTCAAGTCGTCGACCAGTTTGGCTTCGACAATTGTAGCGATCAAATTCGTCGTCTCTACGACGAACAGAAAGCAGCTCTAACCAGAGAAATTATCGTAGCTCATGCGATAGAACCCAATGACAACCCAGATAAGTTCGGAGTACCGGCCCACTTCAAGTTCCGAGAGGCCTATTGGGAATGGGGTGGTTCAACCTCGCCACAGGGCGGAGTTAACTACAATCCAGGCTTCCTTCGTAAGCGCGGTTTCAACGAAGCTCCTAATATATGCGTCCGTTGGGATCTTGTTTCAAATGACGCTTACGGTCGATCCCCTGGCATGGATGCCCTCCCCGATATTAAGCAACTCCAGCAGGAAGTGCGTAGAAAGGCACAAGCAATCGATAAAACAGTTAACCCTCCAATGGTTGCTGACGTCCAGCTTAAGAACCAACCCGCATCCCTGCTTCCAGGCGGTACAACCTACGTTGCCGGAATGATGCAGACAGGTAACGCAGGGTTTGCGCCAGTTTACGGAAACTGGAAGCCAGGCATAGCCGAGATTAGTGAAGACCTTAATGAAATTCGACAACGAATTAAAACCATCTTCTTTAACGACCTTTTCCAGGTTATCTCTCAGTTCCAGACCCGATCTAACGTCTCTGCTACCGAGATCGACGCTCGACGCTCTGAAGCTATGGTTATGCTTGGCCCAGTCCTGGAGAGGATACAATATGAGCTACTCGATCCAATCATCGAACGAACCTTCGCAGTTATGGTTAGGGCCAGAGTATTGCCCCCTCCCCCACCGGAAATTGCAGGCCAGAATATTGACATTGAATACATATCTATGCTCCTTACCGCCCAACTCGCCTCAGCGACCAGCGGTATTGAAAGAACTCTCCAACTCGCAGGAGGCCTTATCGGCGCTGATCCAGGAGTTATGGACAACCTTGATCTCGACTTTGCCATCGCCAAATACTCAACCTTGATGAATAATGACCCACGGCTGATTCGTTCTCCAGACGAGCTTAAAGCTATTCGGCAACAGCGTCAGCAGCAGGCGCAAGCAGCCCAGCAAGCTCAGCAAGCAGAGAAGGCGGCGACCATGGCCCAAGCTGGTAAGACAATGTCTGAAATAGACGTTGGTGGTGGCGAGAACCTAATGTCCCAGCTGATGGGAGGCGGTGGTGCGTAAGCCTGTCACTATGTCGGTGAGGATAACTCAAGTGGAGTTCCTTGGGCTTATGCATCTATGCAAGTTATGGAATATAACTAGGCAAGAGCTGCTGCGTGCTATCATTATCGATGCCCTTGAAGAGGAGGGTATAGATGAGCTACGACGCAAGCAATCGACGAGATGTGAAGGCGCTAGAGAGGGAGGCAAAGCTTGCCGACCAGCAACGCCGTGAAATCATCACCGGAATTATGTCTGTCGCACCTGGTCGAAGGTGGATGTTCGACATTCTCACAGGATGTCATATCTTCTCCACTAGCTACAATGATGTTGGCTTGCGGATGGCTTTCATGGAAGGTCAGCGTGAAGTCGGCATTAGGCTCCTCACAGATATCATGGGAGCCTGTCCAGATCAATACGTTCAAATGATGAGGGAAGCAAATGGCCGACAATCAGCAATCGACGCCAGAGGGAGTCGCAAGGACACCAACGGGCGACATAGCCAGCCAGACCCAGACGACGACTCCGGCGGCGACGACACCCCAGACTTCTACGACAGCGACGGAGACCCCGTCTCTGGCGAACCAGCCCGGTGAGTCATTAGCTAATCAAAAGCCTATAGATGCGCCAGCTGGAGCGCCGCCAGAGTACACTAGCTTTAAAGTTCCTGATGGTTATACGCTTGATACTGCGGTAGCTGCGGAAGCTGGCAAGATTTTTAAGGGGATGAACCTTAGCCAAGATCAGGCCCAGCAGCTTGTTGATTTCTATACCGCTAAGACTACTGAGTCGGCCAACCAACCTTACCAAGTCTGGAACGAGATGCAAGAAAAGTGGGTTACAGAGGTAAAGGCCGATCCAGTTATGGGACCTAGACTTAACGAGATCAAGGTCACGATCTCTAGAGCTATAGACGGTCTCGGTGACCCTAAGCTCGCTCAAGAGTTCCGTGCCGCTATGGACTACACAGGTGCGGGCAATAACCCTGCTTTCATCAAAGCTTTCTGGAAGCTGGCAGAGATGGTTACCGAAGGCAAGCATGTAGCCGGTAACGGACCATCCTCAGCTGGCCAGAGACGGGCAGGCGAAATGCCCTCAGCTGCACAGGCTATGTATCCCAACCTGCCGAGTAACCGCTAGCCCAGCCACTGACCGTGGATGAATGGAGATGGGCGAATGGCCGCAACAGAAGGAGAAACCCTAGTTTAGGAGGCCTTTATGGCCACAATTGGCGCAACGGCCCTAACATATGCTGACTGGGCCAAGCGAATGGATGATGGCTACCACGTGGCTGTCATTATCGAACTGCTCTCGCAGACTAACGAGATACTCGATGATATGCTTGTCGTTGAGGGTAACCTGCCCACCGGACACAAGACTACAGTCCGCACTGGACTCCCTCAAGCGACATGGCGTTTGCTCAACACTGGAGTACCTAACGCCAAGTCAACGACTGCTCAAATTGTCGATACCTGCGGGAACCTCGAAACGTACGCAGTCATCGA